AAATATTTAGGATAAATTATGTTTAATAAAAAATCAAAAATTTCAAATGTAGTCTGGGAAGACAATGATAAAACTTTAATGAAAATATCTTTTGAAGGTATTCAAGATGCTGTATTAGAATCTGTCGATAGCACAAGTTGGTTAGGAAAAAAAGCAAAAAAACAATTTAGTGTTGAAGATATTGATGAAGCAACTGAAGGGTATTACACAAAAGTAGGAGAAGAAAATGTACTTTTTAATATCTTCGTAGATAATTATTGGGAATGGATGGAATGGAAAGAAAACAAAGAAAATGGATCTAATACTAATGATTTAAATGGCATTTTAGATATTTCACATAATAAAGATAATTTCTTTAAATTAAAATTACAAGCATTTGAACTTGACGAAGTGAAAAAGTCTACTAATAGACAGTGGAAAGCTAAGTTAAGAAAGGCTCAGAGTTCGCTAGAGCTTCTAGCTTTTCTTTATCAAGAGATTCCTGATCTAGGAAATGAACCAACCTCACTTGTTGATAAAACTTCTGGCCAAGATGCAACCAATCATCTGGGTAATGATGATTCAAATCAACAACAAGTTTCTGAGTCATTTGATTCTGCCAACGAGTAATCCACGAGTCCGGCAGGTGTTTTATAACTAAGTTTTGTCGAGCCATATCTTCTACAAAATACTGCTCACCCATACCAGGTATCGTAATTTTTTGTTTTGGATAATATTCCATCCAATATTCTGAATCCGATATAAATTTATCATATATGTATCTACAATCTTTTGGATAATATTTTTGAAATCCACCTTGAATAGAATAGTTTTTATTTGGAGTGTCTCGCCACCAAGATTTCGCAGCTAAAAATTCACCACATTTTATAGGATAGTTAATAGCATCCATATAATTGTTAATAAACATCATATCAATATCAATAACTACCACTGGCTCATCAATATCTAAACTCATCGGATATAGTTTATTCCATTGACGCGGTCCAACTACTTCTTCTTTAATCCAAGTTACATTAGGTATTTTCGAATTAATATAGTCTTCGTAATGAGGACCATACTTATCTCCTACACGAACGGCAAACACTCTTTGCATTTTTTAAATTCCTCTGGTGAATCATTATAAAGGGTAATTGGATATAAATCTGTTTTATCGTCCCACTTGTATGTGTCACAAACTTTATCATATGAATTGTATTCAATTTTTTTATAAATAAATTCATCAATTCCTTTATAAAACTTAACCATATTATAGTCTAAGTTATCATTAAATTTATGAAAGATGTGAGAATAATCACCTGACCAGCTCATAATAGAACTGTTCAGCGGAGTGTGAGCAGGATATCTCCACCAAGCATGTAATAATGTAAATTCTTTTATAAGTAAATGCCTAATATCACCTTTAATTAAAACGTCTAAATCTAAATAAAGATATTGTGTGTTTGGATTTTTGCAAATTTCAAAGATTCTTAACTTATCATAAACTCCACCAAATTCTATATTTTTTATGATATGCACTTTATCAATGTTTAAATTTCCTTTGAGCATGTGAATTATATTGTTTGTCCACCAAATTTTTCCATACTTAGGCCGCGTATTTACTAATACTAATTGTACTAATTGCATAATTTGCCAACTAAAGTAAATCTAGTTCCTCTAGTGTCTTTAATTTCTTTTTCATGTAGCACTTTAGCTTGTTTAGGAAGTTGGTATTTAAATTCTTCTATAGAAGATACACAATTAATATGGCCTTCAATATCATACATATCATTTGATTGAAATACAAAATGTGGATTACTATCATTATGTTTTCTTTTTAATGTCCATTCCCATAATGGCCAATCTTTCATAGGTAACATATGCTCGCATGACGTGTTTATAAAAAGATTAGTTTCTCTATATAAATCTAGCTTTACGCCATTAAATATATCATGATTTCTAAAATTAATATTTGTATAATGATTAAACAATCTGTTTTTAGCAATGTTAATAACTTTTTCATCAATATCTATTGGAGTAATTTTTTTAACATCCTTAAATGCAGGAATTAATATACTGCCATACCAACTACCAAATATAACTATCTCACTATTTGAATTTATGACATTTAAATTATCAATCATTTTAATCAACATATCTTTAGATTTAAATTGATTAGGACTAAACGAATCTAAAAGGTCAGGATTATTTCTAGCTTCTGCCATTATGTTTTTAAATAGCGGTAAATCTATATTCATTTTCTTATCACCTTGTCATTAATTACTAAAATATCAAGAGCAGTTTTATTAAATGTGTTTATTGCTTGTTCGGGAGTTTCAACAATTGGCTCTCTACAATTAAAGCTTGTATTTAAAACCATAGGTATACCAGTTGATTTATAAAAACTTTCTATGACTCGATAAAACTTTTCATTTTGTTTAGCATTTACCGTTTGTATTCTAGCAGTTTTATCGATGTGTGTTACTCCCGGTATTTTATTTGATTTTACAGGCACAATACGAGACATGAAAGGGCTCGGTTGGTTTGTGTCAAAGTAAGTTTTGTAGTGTTCTTCCATTACTGCTGGAGCAAATGGTCTAAAATCTTCTCTGTGTTTTATAGTTCGATTAATAATATCTTTTATTTTAGGGTTACGGGGATCGGCTAATATACTGCGATTTCCTAATGCTCTATTACCTGATTCCGATTTTCCATTAAACCAGCCTACAATTTTTCCGTTTGCAATTTCTTTACCTACTTCTTCAGGCGTTATAGCTTCACCTTCGTTAAAATCATACTCTTCACCAGAGTAAGTATTTGGTACATGTATATTTTTATTAAGCGTAAAATCAGCATGCATATAAGTTCCAAGTGATTGCCCTTCATCACCTGGTGCTGGTGGAACATGAACGTTATTATAGTACTTAGTAAATTCTTCATTCATATAACCATTATATGCAACTCCGCCAGCAATGCAAATGTTATCACATGACTTTAAAGGTAAAACATGTTCATATATTAATTCTATAGTATGCTCTTGTAAAGTTGCAGCAATATCAGATTTATCTAGTTGACCACCTTTTCCTATTGCTTCTAAGAATTTATAACTTTCTCCTTCTAAGTGTAAATGAGTTTTCATGTCATATTTGCCGTAAGCAGATAGACCCATTAGTTTACCAGCTCCAAGATTTCCAAATCCCAGTTTTTTTGAAATGTAATTCCATTGCTGCCCAATATTAATTTTAGGTGATAAATCTGTAATACTTCCATTTTTATCGATAAAAATACATTTAAAATTCCAGCCTCTCCCATCTATTGCTAAAATATCAGATTGCTTAAAACCAGAACTTAATAAAGCATATACAGCATGTGATTGATGATGATCAATATAATATTGATTATCGATTATTTTATAGTCCCACAATTTTTTTGGAAGAAATCTTAAAAATTTAAGGTTTATTTTATTATTTTTTATTTGGTTTAAACCACCAATAGTTGTAGTAAAAGCCAAAATTTCATGATCATTAGGTTTAAAATATTGATTATAAAATTCTATACCTGCACTATCATCATTTTGATTCATTTTAGTACTAGGAGATTCTTCTGGATAAGAATCAAAATAGTATGGAACATTGTGTTTTAATCTTGTATATCTTTCACACTGATTATGAAAAATGCCATCGTATGTATTATGATCATGTGGACTTAATGCAACGCTAAAGATTTTCATGAATATATTCCGCTATTTTTTGTTGTCCAAGTTGGTTTGGGTGTCTATCGCTATTTGATATTTTATGCTTTTTAAACTCAAGTACTTTTCTATCTATGCAAAATCCACCTAGGTTTGTTATTATAGGCCAACCTATAAAATTATCTCCGTTTATTTTATTATATAACGGTGATGAAGATAAAGCCGATTGCAAATTTGATAGATTAATTGATCCTGATCCATAGTGATAATGAGCAGGCAATTGATTTGATGCAGCTGCATCACCCATATTAAGTATATTTAACATAGCGATTTGTTTATATGCAAAATTATATCTTTCACAAAAAATTTGAAATTGATAAAAATATCTTAAACTTCTTCTAACATGATAATATGCATCACCACGATCATCCCATCTTATCGTATGCCATTTATTTTCAATTTGAAAATCTCGTCTAGCTGCAGTGGTCCATGCTGGTATTATCATATAAATTCTTTTTTTATCTTCATCAGACATATTGCACACATAATCTATTATAGAAGTAAAAATATATTCTTGTCCTGCCCCCACTTTACCGAGAGAAATTAATTCAACATCTAATTCTTTTGCTAATATTTCATGCCATTTAGGCCATGAACAATCCATATCTGGATAATGATCAGATTTATAATTTATATCGGTCCAACTACATCCTGAGACTATTAATAGTTTTTTCACTGCATTACCTTTCCTACAGATATTATGTCAAGTATTTGTTCTTGAGGTCTTTTATCAATTGGTTCAAAGCATTTGTTGCAGTATTGTTCAAATGCAAAAAGTTCATAGTTCATCATTTTATCAATATTTTCTTTTGTTACTGCATATCTTCTAGAACCATTAATTACTTTTTTACTGCAGTGCCTTATTCTTTGTAATTCGAAATCTATTACAGGAACTTTTGGAAAAGCTGCACACATTCTTCTATCAAATTCTGGAGCTTGTTCCATATTTAAAAAATTAGGTGATCTTGAATTGAATTTTTTAAATTGAGTATTTTTATGATCTACCTTATCTAAATCGTGCTTTTTTCTGTACTTGAAATAATTAGGAGTCATAATAATAATGTTATAGTTATTATTATCGTTTTCCTTAAAGAAATCAAAGTTACCTAACTTTTCTATTTTGTTTTCGTGAAAGTCAAGAACTAAGTGTTCTTGATAAAGTATACTAGGATCATCAAGCATGTAAGGATATCGTTTTCTTACAAATGAATTAGATAAAATTGAAGGTATTAAGTTTTTATGCTTTTTAATTTCATCGACAACCTCATCTAAATTTTTTATAAGACCCGGTTCGCCGCCGAGTAATTGTATTCTAACAATATGGGGTGATAGCCATTTTAAAGTTTTACTTAAAAAATCCATATCAACTGTTAAGTTTCTCATCTCTAAAGTCCAAGCTGTACAATAGTGACAAGACTTATTACATGATTTAGACAAGTAAAAGTCTATTGCTCTTGTTTTAAATATGTCATTATTCATGCAATAATTCCTATTACCATACAAGTTTGATTAATTTCTTCTTCTGTTACATAAGGGTGACAAGGTAAAGAAAGTATAGTATCACTTGCTATTTGAGCATTAGGGCATGGTATTAAATTAAACATACTGTTTTTTGATATTGGAGAATCATAATGAATTTTTGCATTGAGTTTATTTTTTGCTTCATCTCGTGTTTCTTTATCTTCAAACCTTACTATGTATTTATGGTAATTATGAACTAAATTGGTGTTTGCAACTTGAATTGTAACTGGTAAATCTTTTAATTCTTTATGATATTTACTAGCTACTTTTGTTCTACGTAATTGTAGTTCATTTATTCTGTCAAATCTCATTTCAATGTATGCAGCATTCATATAAAACATTTTTGAATTATAACCGAGAGTTTCATAATCTTTGCCTTTACCGTGTTTTCTTATTTTACGTAAATATTCTGCCGTTGAATCGATATCAGTAAATATCATACCACCTCCAGATATTCCGGATATAACTTTATTATGGTTAAAACTAAAAGAACTAATGTCACCAATTGCTCCAGCATATTTATCTTTATATTTTGAACCAAGTGATTGAGCTGCATCTTCAATGAATATAATATTATTATCTTTACAATATTTTTCTATTTCTTTTGTTTCAGTTATGTTTCCAAAAAGATGAGTATAGATAATGGCTTTAGTTTTATTTGTAGTTTTCTTTTGAATCTCATCAAATGATATATGATAAGAATTTAAATCAATATCACAAAACACCGGTGTAGCGCCGGCCATAAGAATACAAGATGCAGAAGATATCCAAGAAAAATCACTCACTAGTACTTCATCTCCTGGACCAATATCATAACATTTCAGAGAATAATATAATGCATCCGTAGCGCTATTAATAGCTATTCCGTGCTTACGGCCAATGTATTTAGAAATCTTTTTTTCTAGAAATTCTACATTTTTTTCATTATCTTTTTGAATTGCTTCATTAAATAAATTTAAATATAATTCTCTATTTTCGAGATAGTCTTTATCCCAGCCTTCGTATTTCATTAGTGTTTTCTTTCTACTATATATGTTTCAGTGATTTCTTTTTTTTCTTTATTACCTTTTCGTGATGCGCAATATTCATAACTAACCGGTGGTGCATTTTCGGGATTATTCAAAAGCATGTGCCAAAAATCTTTCCATTATAATATAACCACTTGTCTTTTAAAACTTTCTTCTGCTCAAACTCTGCGCGTTTTAATTCCAGCTTAGCGGTTGACCAATACTGTAAATATTTTGAATGTAATGCTG